GCCGCCCCAGCTGTCTTTCCAGCTCATCTCATAGTAATACAGGGCAGTAAATGCTGCACCACTAGCAGATAATGGCGCATCTCTGTGAATCGATGGGTTTATTCCAGCAGTGTGCGCATTGCCATAATGCCTAACCAGTGTGTGATCATTAGTTATTGATGACGGCAGCTGCGCATGGATTGCAAAAGCTAGATCGCACTTGTCTCGATGCCAATGAAAAATCGGGACATCTTTATGTGCTCTATGGTAAAAATGATATCTACACATCGCAGCCTTGCTGCAAAACTCTTTAGCTAAATTTCTGCTCAAAACATTATCGAAGATTTGGACACCCATTAAAAAGGTGTCTCATCTTCATCTGCTTCAATGTGAGAGTCATCCCAAATTTTAGCAGCAGACTCATAAACATCAATTAAGAAAAGATGACGCTGCGGATAGTAACCAGACTCGATGCGCTGCTTTAGAGCCACGTTGAGATTGTGCTCTGACCAGCCATCCTCAGCCTCGGCAGATAATGCATCGCCGCGTGACAACTTAGCATCAACCTCATTGAGTTTAGAAACAAATGCATCGTGACCATTTGCGCCAGCATCAAAAATTTCTTTAAGTAAATCAGACATGTTATTCTCCGTAATTGTAGTTAAATGCTTTTTGAATTTCTTGGCTATACTTACAAACAAACTCTTCTAATGTAGTACCGATTATACTCATAACCACATGATGAGAGTTTTTGTCAGACTTTAAGCCTGCTTTGATTAGTGATCCTAGCTGGGCTTCAGTAAGATCGTCAACCAAATACTCATTCCAATCTAGAACGATACTTGACTCATCATTCGCCAGCCACTCGCTGATTAAGACCTCTTCGCACTGTCTAGTGCTCCATTCTTTAGATTTAATACTGATAACATTATTAGACATTATTTCTCTCCGTAGTTGGTGTTTCTATAAAAGATGGGATCATTATACACGAGTAACCGTTACCGTCAACACTTTTGGCCAATTCTTTTTAAATTATCGTTGATCTGTTCTTTGCAGTCGCTGATGAAATCTTCGAGCTCGATCCTGTTAAGTTTAGATGATATATTTTTTTGCATCATTTCATCGACTTTTTCACGACCATACATATCAATCATATATAACGTGTAGGCTGTCTCAGCGTTACCGAATCGCATACCAAACCCATTACATCCAGCGCACTGAGGATGCACGTTCTCTTCGACCAGCGCCCACATGTTAGTGCCGCCTTTGCCTTTGGCGACAAAATGACCGCCCTGCATAGCGTCATCCCACTGCCTTACCACGCCACAACTAACACACGAACAATATCCGTTGTCGTCAGCTGCCTTTAACCGCACAAGCTTCTGTAGGAGCTCTAACGCTTCTTTTCTAAGCTTCTGTACAGTCTTTGGTTTTCTTGCTGGCATTTCTTTCTATCTCAAACTCAATACGGCTAACAGTGTCAGTGTAGGTGCAACTGTTGTCAATGATGTTAGGACAAAAATAACCTAACAGCTCATCATCGCTAGTAGTAACAGTCTCTAACTGCTTACCGCACAATGGACACGACTTTATGCTTAACATTTTCTTCTACCTCTCGTGATGGAAACATAACTGCAACCATGCCTTCGGTTTTTTCAATAAACGCTCTGTGCACTACATCATAGATTGCGTTGACCTCATCTCGATTTAAGGCCGCTGTGCTGCGCTCTTTTTGCGGAAACATCTGGCCCTGCACCGACCGCCATATCTCTTTCACCATCTCCATTGTCCAGTCTGTTTCGATGGGTGTTTTTAAAATAGGCGAATCGATGTAAGCAGAGATGTGCTTCTCATTGAGCTCATCCGCTACCATCCTGCAATATTTATGGATTGCATTATTCTGACTTGGCGTGCGCTTCTTGCCAGTGTTAGCCGTTAATCGCACCCACTTCTTTTTTTGGTATAAGTCATTAATCCAAGATATTACTTCACCGAATGCTCTGTCGCTGTTGACGATAAACTCTTTGCTCATAACTGCAAGTCTCCTAGCCATATTTGCGAGACTAGCTTGTACTGATAGGAGTCTCTGTCAATCTTGTTTATGCACCACGCATGGCCATTGTTTTTGCCGTTAGGTTTAGAGTAAATTTTTCCTTCGTGCCGCAATCGCTGTAAAGCCTTACGCAACCACTTAGCTTCTATACCAGTTTCTTTGCGTATTTGCGTGCCGCCCTTAGCAACCCCGCCTTGCAGGGTCGCCAATATAGCCTCATCCATTTCGCTACGATCCATAAAACGCCTCTCTAAACTGGGTGCTACGGATGACCTGCATCTCTTCAGTAGTGAAAATACCACCGCGAGTTGGTGCTTTATTGAGAGCTAACTTATCGTCATCAGACAGCTCAAAATAAGCCTCTGCCGCAACTTGCAGGTTACCGTTGATGATATTCTCTTTAATGCAAATAATGCTTTCTAGGCACTCCTGCAATGCCAAGCCGTACCTGAATGCGGATGTGTTGCGCTTATTAGTAACATAATTGCTTATATCTGGCGGAGTTTCAAAATACTTACCAGATTTCAGTGGCCGCCACTCTGCTGGCAGCTCATATAGATATCTACCAATGCCAAACTTAACCGCAGCTCTTTTGAATGCATCACTTATTGCGCCCTTCTCGCCTTCAAAGGTAGTCGATCCTGCGCCATCGGATTTTGTCACCCACTTGTCGCCAACCCAAACACCCAGCTCGCAGATGATTCTGTTGGTCGCAGTCTCATGGTAACTGTCTCGCCAATTCTCTGGCCCAACCACGTTATCAAGTCTATCCATAACAGTTCTAGCATCAACATATGCTAGTGCCGTACCTTTAGACTTATCTTTAGTCGTAGATCCTACACGCCACTTTACTTCTGATGCGTGAAATGGCTCTAAAAGTGCATTCCAATCTATCATTACAATTCCTCATTTCGTAATCGTTCAACAATGTACTCCAGAGCGTCTGCTAAACGCTCCAAAGATTCCAACAACTTTTTTTCTTCTGCTTTAGTCATAATTAAAATGGTATCGAGTCGTCATAGAAGTTATCAACAGAATCAGCTGGTTTTGCCACTGGTGCTTTAGCTACAGGCTGCGCATCAGACGACTTTCCTAGCTGTATCTGATTAACATTACAGCGAGCATTAACTCGCGTTTCGCCTTTCTTATCAGTATATGGATCTGACATAGAAAACTCACCAGAAACCACGACTGGCGTACCCTTGGTTAGATATGGTGCTAACTTCTCACCACGCTCTCTCCACATGGAACATTCAACCCAGACGGTCTTCTTTTTATCGCCCCAACCAGACGTACATGGCACAGCGAAACTACATACTGCATCGCCCTTTGGGGTATGCCTAACTTCAGCATCACGACCTAAATGGCCTGAAAAAGTGATATTATTTATCATTGTTAACTCCTGAAATTTTATTTTTGCGACCATCCGACACAACTTTCTTGTAGATTTCCTCGCGATGTATTGGCACTGATGACGGCGCATCGATACCTATTTTTGCTTGACCGCCTTGTATAGACACAAGTGTGAAAACTATCTCGCCATCATTGACGATTATTTTTTCACCAGCCTTTCTAGATAAAACTAACATATAGACTCCTTACTACCAATTGACACCAAACCAGATGCCAAATCCATGAATTACCCCAACTGGGAATATAAACCCGCCAGCTATAAGTAATAGATACTTTGCATATATTAAACAGTGGATTATATGAGTAACCCACGCCAACAAAGACGCTAAAACCGTTAACATTATTAAATAACCGCCAACTTCATCGCTCATTGTATTTCCTTAAATGTTATTGATTGAGCTGTGCATTTTACATTATAGCCGCATAAATGCAACCAAAACTTATTTATTGATGATATATTATTATTATGGTAAGGTGCAGTTTTTAATAGGTGAGCAAATGACTACATTTAATGTTAAACAGGCCATGCATATATCGATGGCTGTTATGGGGTACAACAATCAGGAGCTGCAAGAAAAAACAGGTATTAGCGCATCTGCATTATCTGCGCTTAGAAGTGGTGTAAACAGCAACCCAACACTAGAAACATTAGAACGGATTTGTAAGGGCCTCGGCATACCACTTTCACAATTTGTTAACTACGGAGAGAGAAAATGACAAAAAGCTATTACGCAATTATCCCTGCAAACGTCAGGTATGACAAAGAATTGACACCCAATGCTAAATTATTATACGGAGAGATCACTGCATTAACTAACGAAAAAGGTTATTGCTGGGCCACTAATGCGTATTTTGCTGAATTGTATTCAACCACTAATAGATCGGTAAGCAAGTGGATTAGCCAGCTAGAGTCAAGAGGCTATATCGATGTGTACCAAAAACGAGGCCAAAAAGGTGTGACAATAGAACGAAAAATCACACTGGCAGGAACAAATGTTCCAGAGGCTATAGAAGAAAACTTCCATACCCCCAAGAAGGAAACTTCTAACGTAATAATACATAATAATAATACAGTTAATACTACATCTAAGCAGCGTTTCACGCCGCCAGAAGTGGGAGATATAATTGATTATTGTAAGCACAGAAAAAATAAAATAGATGGCCAGCATTTCCACGACTGGTATGCATCGAAAGGTTGGATGGTTGGTAAAACCAAAATGAAGGACTGGAAAGCGTGCATTAGAACATGGGAGCGTAGAGATACTGATAACGCTAAAACTAAAAAAGCAGATCCAATGACTCGGCTACAAGACACATCATGGGCCGATCACTTAACTAATTAAATATAGGGCGATGACAGTATGGGCAAAGGTAGTGCACCAAGACCAATCGAAATAGACCGCAAAAAGTTTGAAAACAACTGGGATAAGGTATTTGGGAAAAAAAATAAAAAGGATGAGGATAAAGAACCAAAAAAACCTACTCATCCCCAAGATCAGTGTTCATAATGATAATGGTTGTTTTTGCCCATTCTAAGATACCTACAGCGTCAGTGGCGTTTATTAAGCCACTTGCTGACCTGTCTTGTATCATCTTTAAAATGTCGATGTATAAGTCATCTACAGCGGTTTCTCTGTATTCAAAGTTTTTGTGTTGAGTTATATCTTCGATGTCAGCCATTATATCCTCTCTGTAGTCCGTCTTACCTCGCCCTTTTCTTTATGCAGTACCAGCAAACACATAGATTGACCACTGACATAACCCATTGAGTCGTGCCATGCATCCGCTGGCGGCAGCCCTGCAAATGATTCCGTGATAGCACCCCCATAAGTCTCAATAGACGTTTGCTTAGAATGTATGTGGCCATGGAAACAGTAGCGATGCTTGCTTTTGCCCCATATTTCTGGGTACTTGGCTGCAAAATACTCTGCTAGTTTAGCTGGTTTTGGCGCATCACCATGCGTCACCAAAAAGGCCGTTTTACCCCATTCAAACACCCACACAGGTGCTGGTGACATTTCAATTGTAACACGCTTATTATTACGCCAGTACGCCTGTTGTTGGGCCTTCAGCCCCATAGAGATTACTGAGTCGTGATTCCCGCGACAATGCCTCACTGTAACGCGCTTAAAACGCTTTAAAGACTCTTCTACAATAAATGACATAACCTGTAGGCCGATAAGAAAAACGTGCTCTAAACGGCCATCAGTGTCTAATGGCGTGCCTTTTGTGGTTGTGCCAAGGTAAGTGTCAGCATGATAATAATCGCCTAATTGATTTATTACGCAATCATCACAATCTGGCGCATTATTAAGCAGCCTCAATATAACTTCTTTGTGTCTGTTAGCTGCGATATTGACATCGTAGTTGTCGCCAGAAATATCGGCATGGCTGTACATGCCAAAATGGGCATCGCCAATATTGATGACCGCTAATTCGTCTGATTTTTTGGATTTTCTTGGAGAGGGTATTTTAGGAGATTTGCCGTCATGCTTTAAAATAAATTCATCTAATGCGGCTCTTATCTGATCGAGTTTATCTTCTTTTGCTGCGTCAGATTTTACCCACTGTCCTTTGATATTACCTGTGTCGTCATAAAGTGTGCTAACACCTTTAGCAATAAAACCTTCAGGTACAGGATGCGTCATGTCATGCTCTGGAGAAAATCCACGCTTGGCCGCATTGC